AAGTCAACACTTTTCACGAAGATTATTCGACATTTTTATGGGGTTGTGAAAAACTTGAGGTGGCCATGAATCTCCTCCCAGGTTTTGAAAACGCGGCCGCAAGCCGAACACCAGTAAACAGAATCCCCCGTCTTTTTCGTGCGGCGGCGCTGGGCCAGCCGGTGCTTTTCGCCGTTAGCCGTTTTGACCGTAAAAATGTGAGCGTAGCAATCGATGGTTGATTCCTGGTGATATTCGATAAAGTACATGGTTATGTAGCCGCACCGGCCGCCGGAAGCGCCATCGTCCGGATTCAGCTCCTCTGGCTCTTCATCTTGCCGTTTGGCCCGAGCGCGCCAGTACCACGACATATTAACGCCGCGGCTTTCCATCTCGTGGGCGCGAGCGTCAGCGTCAGCGCGGCTCACTTGACCGCCTCTAATTCATTTTTAAGCAACCACGAGAACATGCGCTCCGGGTTTTTCACGCCTGGAGCTAAAGCCATCGATTGAGCGCAGGCGACCTTATCGCGACCCAGCCGCCGTATCGCATTGCAGTAAAATGGCAAGAACTTCGGGTCGGTGACCCGCTCATCTAGCGTATCAGCAAACATACGAGCCTCGACTGGCGAAGCGAAGATCCTCCTGCCAGAATCGTCTACAGTGTACTGTATTCTATTCCTTTTTTTATATTTGTCAAGTCTTGATTTAAGATCTGTAGCTGTTTCTTTTTCCGTCACTGTTTTCTGTACAGTACCCATAAAAAGTATTGCCTTTCTACCCCTGGCATGCTACAATTAAAGAGTAATATCCTTACCGTCTTTCAGACAGCAAGAACATAACCAGAGTAGCAGCTCTGGGTTTTTGCTTTTTAATATCCTTACCGTCGCCCCCGTTAGAGATTTGCGAGCCTACAATGCTCGGCGACATGCCACAATGATAACTCACCACCCCCCCCACGTCAAATTAAGCCTGTGGAAAACCTGTGGATAACTTGTGGAAAACTCGACTATGGAACAGAGACGGCCGCCGAAAAAATAAAATATCAAGCCGGCTGTTTATTTTCAAGAATCCCAAGTAGAGGGCTTGAAATATGGGGTAGCAAGCGTTATAATGATAAGCACAACAAACTAAACGAAAGGAGCTACCACAATGGCTGGAACTGTAGCCGGCGGCAAAAAGGCTGCGGCTAAAAACCTACAAAATAATCCGAACTTTTATCGCGAGATCGGACGAATCGGCGGTAGGAACGGAAACACCGGAGGCTTTGCGGCCAACCCGCAGCTGGCGCGAATCGCTGGCGCTAGGGGGGGGCGGATCAGCCGTCGCCGATCAAAAAAAGTAACCACAGGCAAAGCCGATGATTAAAACTCGGCTCAAAGACGGCCGCACCTACGCGAAGTTCGCTGACCTGACCCCGTGGGACAAGAACCCGCGAGACATCAAGCCGGCGAAGCTCAATCAGCTAATCCGCGATATCGAAAAAGCTCGAGCTATCACGCCAGACGGCCAAATCAAGCCGGTCATGGTAACCCGCAGCGGAATCGTCGTCGGCGGGAACATGCGAATGCGAGCCTTTGCGAAACTGGCGGTGACGGACGTGTGGGTGTCGATCCTCGACACAGACGACCCGAAACTGGCGTTCGAGTGGGCGATGCGCGACAATATGGCGTATGGCTACTACGAAGAAGACAAGCTGGCCGACTTAGCGCAAGAACTCGACATCGACATTGAAACGCTCGGCGAACTGACAATCCCGGAAGATCAGTCGGTCAAGACCATCGCTGAAATCATCGGCGACATACCTGAAGATCCGGAAGTCTTCGAGGACGAAGTTCCCGAGATAGAGGAGACCTACCAGTCAAAGCGCGGAGCGGTTTATCAGCTGGGCCAGCACCGAATTATGTGCGGCGACTCAACCAGCGAGGCTGATGTGGAGAAGCTGATGGCCGGCGAAAAAGCGGTGATGGTATTCACCGATCCCCCGTACAACGTTAATTACGCTGGACGGGGAAAGAACACCAGTAACACGATTAAAAATGACCACATGGACGACGCGAAATTCCAGGAGTTTCTGGAAGCGGTATTCTCCACAATGAAGTTCGCCTCAAAGCCAACTGCGCCGGCGTACGTTTGCTACGCCAGCCGAACGCACCGCGAATTTGAAAATGCCCTGAACGAAAACGACTACGGCGTACGCTGTCAGATTATCTGGGTGAAGCCGGTCGCAAGTATGGGGTGGGGCAACTACCGCTGGAAGCACGAGCCGATCCTCTACGCTGTCCCCGACGGAAAATCGGTCCAGTTTTATGGCGACCGCAAGCAGTATACGCATTGGGAATTTAAGCCAAGCGACGCAGAGCTGCTGAACTGGGCGAAGTCACTGCTGACCGAAGAAGAGGAGGACGACACCTCCGTCTGGAAGATTGGCCGCGAAAACGTCATGGGCTATGAACACCCGACAAGCAAGCCGGTGAAGCTGCCTGCCAAAGCGATTCTGAACTCGAGCCGAGCCGGCGAGACGGTGCTCGATTTATTCGCTGGGGGGGGGTTCAACTCTTATTGCTTGCGAACAAACTGGTAGGATTTGTCGAACGATGGAACTTGACGAGCGATATGTCGATGTGGTGCGTAAGCGCTACGCTCGCTTTATTAATCGCGAGGACGATTGGGAAGCGGCGACACCAGAGGTAAAATAACATAATCACAATGGAGACTGAAGATGGAAGCAAAACCATTTGAATACACAAGCAGCCGAGGCGTGACGTACTACCTGTACAGCCACGTCACTACGCTGCGAAATAAGCAGAAGCACACGATTTACTTCTTCTCGGCGAAAAAGGGATTGAAGCACAAGGCCGAGCCGGCAGTGCCAGCTGGCTATCAGGTCAAAGAAGTCAAACGTAACGGATTTGTCCTGCTAAGAAAGGTACTGGGCTAGCATGAGAGTGACAGCAGAATGGGTGGCGCCGGGCCACCCGGACAAAATATGCGACCGGATAAGCGACGCGATTCTCGACGCTTGCCTGCGCCAAGACCCAAAATCACGAGTGGCGGTTGAGACGTTAGGCGGTCACGACTTGCTGGTGATTGCTGGTGAGGTGACCACCAAAGCCGAAGTCGACTACGAGGATATCGCTCGCAGAACAATCGCGAACGAAAAAACCAAAATCATCGTGAACATTGTCGAGCAAAGCCCCGAGATTGCAAACGGCGTTGACAACAACGGCGCGGGCGATCAAGGTGTGATGGTTGGCTACGCAACCGCCGAGACCAAAGAGCTGATGCCGCTCGAGGTCTGCTTGGCGCGAAGCTTAAGCAGCCATCTGAGAGCTGGCCGCAGCCAACTGCAAGATGGCAAGACGCAGGTGACGCTCGATCACAATGGCGACCTTGAAACAATCGTCGCCAGCTGGTGCGGCATGAGCCGAGACGAGATCAAAAACATCATCGAGAAGTGGCTGTCGACTGTGCTGCTTGACTATGACGTCGCTGCAGCAGATACCCTGTCGGTGCTGATTAACCCGGCCGGCGATTGGAGCATTGGCGGCTTCGATGCCGACACTGGACTAACCGGCCGCAAGCTGGCCATCGATAACTACGGCCCGCGAGTGCCGATCGGCGGCGGAGCTTTCAGCGGCAAAGACTTCACCAAAGTCGACCGGAGCGGCGCGTATATGGCGCGGCACTTGGCGATTCGCTGCCTAGCCTACTATCGAAGTGACTTCGCCCAGGACACCGGCATCATCAAATTTAGGCCAGAAGCTGTGATGACACGCCTGGCATACGCTATCGGATATCCACAACCGGTAGAAGTTACCGCTACGCTTTACCGACCAGACGGGAGCTGTGAGGTGCGAAACCTACTACGATGTGATACCAACATCATCTACGGCTACGATCTATCGCCGGCAGGAATAATTAAGCATCTTGACCTGGGCGGACGCAGCAACCCGAGCTGTGAAAGCCTGGCGATGTTCGGGCATTTTGGCTGCTGGGGTTTGGCGCGGCCGACGTGGGAAAAGCTCGACGTAGAGTACGCTCCAACTCTCGCCTCAATAATAAATTCAGAACACAAAATCAGGGAGGCAAAATGACACAATACAGATTGAAGCACGACCTGCCGAACGCCAAAGCCGGTGACATATTCGAGGTCGAGGAGGGCTGTGTCGGCATGTTTAAGATTAATAAAAGCGGCGAGAATAACGAAAGAGAATACTTTTTCGACACAGGCGAAGTCGTGAATTTCAATTACTGGTTTCATCTAGTAGAGCTGACGCCGGGCGACATCTCGTTCAAGCCAGCCAAAGGCGGTTACTGTTGGTATTTAAACGGCCGACTAGCACCGGCTAAAAAGGTTTGGCTAGACGACGAATCCGACAACGAACTTCGAAATTTAGGTTTAATTTTCAAAACCTGCAAGGAGGCGTACCGCGCCCGCATGGCTCGGCGCGCCAAAGTTAGAATCCAGCGCGCCGCTCTCCAGACCGGCTTCAGGCCGAAGTGGGATCAGCTCGCTCAGCCAAAATGGTATCTGGTGTACAACCTTAGAAGCCGCAGACTTGTGCCGGCGCTGGCTGGCCCAGTGAACCCAGGAGCAATCGCCTACTACGGCGAACCAGGCCCTGCGATCCGAGCCGGCCGAAAATACCGCAGAGAATATCTGCTGTGCTTCGGCGTGATTGACGACCCGGAAGCGCCGCTGCCAGAGATTGACAATGAAAACGATAACGGCACGTTGGGATTCCGCCAAAGTCCTACATCAGGATCACACATCGGCTGGGCGATTGAGAAAAGAAACGAAGACAATGACGAGGGTGATGATGAGTGATGAACCGAAGCTCGACGAGCGCAGCATGCGAATAGTTGCGCTCGCCCGCTCGGGCGTTGGCGGAGAAAAAGAAAACGCCCGAAGAATACTACGCCAGATTTGCGAGAAGAAGCACCTGGACTTTGACCAGGTGCTGGCCGGCACGAACGACGAGATCGCCGAGCGCAAGCTCATACTCGGCCGGCTGACCAAAGATGAAGTGAGCGTCATCGCTCGCGTCATTATGAACTTTGGACTGAGCGAGGATCACAAAACACTCAACGTGCTGTATTACGGTAGCAAGCCGGCCGGCTTTGCATTCGAGTGCAGCAAGGCGACGCTCATCGAAACTGAGCATGCAGCGAATATCTACCTGCGAGCGTTTCGCAAAGAACGCCGCCAAATCATGGACAGCCTCAGCGCGGCATTTGTCATGAAGCAGCACCTGTATATGCCTGAGTTTTTGAGAGAAGAGATGACGTCGGATGACGACCGAGAGCTGACTAAAAAAGAGCGAGAGAAGCTGGAACGCGATCACACCCGAGCCGTTATGATGGCGGCCGGCATGGACGGCGTTCAGGTTCGCAAAGCTTTAAGCAAAGGAGATTGAAAATGGAATCAGAAAATAAAACAGTGCAGCTGCCGCAGACCAGCCTCGGCATGCACAACCTAATGGTTGATTTATCGTTTGAGTTGGAGTGTATCGTGGGCGGATTTCAGAACTGGGATCTCGATCCCGACAATTTGGAACACATGGCGGCTGCTACAAAAAAATACTGTGCGTTTGACAAAGAATATACCGACGCGAAAGAGCGGCTACCGGAGATGATCAACAAGCTCGATAAAGCCTACCAAGAGGAGGAGCAGTAGATGGTTACGCTACAAACATTTAAACTCTGCAAGCAGCTGCACGAGCTGAAACCTGGGTGGACACCAGAGGATAGGTTGTTTATTGGGCGAGAGGGCGAGCTGCCAGAGGTCGTAAAAGGCGTCAGTCTCGCCAAGTCTTTTGATGAAGCGCCGAGATTTACAGTCGACTATCTGCTAGGGAAACTGCCAAAACGCGCCGCCGACGGTTTCGAATATGGCATGCTAACACTCTCTACTAAACAAGGAGCATTCAGAAATGGCTGGATGGCATTTTACGACGACGACGCAGGCTATCCGATAGGCGGCATCGATGGCGTTGCAGAAACTGCACTGGACGCGGTATTAAGGCTGGCCATTGAGATGGCCGAAAGAACGGAGATCTAACTATGTGGCCATCATGCGAAAAATGCGGCAGGCTCTGCATGAGACTTGACGACAAGCTATGTGTGTTTCATAGAGCTGATCGCGGTGACTACGACAAGTCAAGACCCAAGGCTCTTCGTAAAAAAGCCAAGCAGGTCGAGCCGGAGAATGCCAAGCCAGTATTCCCATGGTCGACCAAAGACGGATACTTCAATGGTGACATGTTCGAGGATTGGCTAAACTCGACGCTCGATCCAAGCGACCCGTACTTCGAGCTACAGAGAGCAATCAAGGCGCGCGACGCTAAGCTGTGGCTGCAATTGCTCAACGAAATAACCAAAACGCTGAGGGAGATAGTGCTACTACAAAATCGGAAGTAGCCAAGCAAAAGCCGGCGGATAATCCCCGCCGGCTACTATCTGCCAGGCTCTACTTCACGCGGCGGTAGCTCTTAGCTTTGGCTGCATCATGCTCGTAGTAGGTGCTGATGGTGATACCGTCGATAATTTTCGCGCAGATGTATGCAGGGCCGCACATGCTTTTAGTTTTGTTTGACAGGCGGACGAACTCGCCACGCTCAGCAAAACGGCGGTCAAGCTCTTTATGGGTAGCGTCAACCAGCTCGTCGATGTTTTTGAATTCAGTGCCGACCAGCTCCATGCCGCCGCTCCTGGAATTGAGAATGTGTAGCAGCTGTGGTGTGTCGTAGCTTTGCAAGGTTGTCATTTTGGTAGTCCTTTCGTTTAATTGATTGTACTATCAGTATAGCAAACACGAGCGATAAAGTCAACCATTATTCCAAATAAAAACGGATAAAATACGCATAAAGTACGAGTAGCCTGTGGAAAACTCACAAGTAGTAAAAGCAAACAATCGCACCAGAAGCCACGTAGCCCCACGTAAGAGGTAGTAGAGCATTGATTAAACAAATTTGGTATTATTAAGACAGAAAAGGCTAGGAGGAACTATCAATGACTAAGACAAGCAGTACGACGAAAACAAAACGTAAAAAGACAGCAGTGCCTACGTATAAGTGGGACGTAGTTCAAGCCGAGCATGAATACGTGACCAACTCAAAGATGACCATACTTGGCATAGCCAAAAAATATGGGATAAGTAATAGAACAGTTTCAATTTACGCCGCGAAACATGAATGGACGGAGAAGCGCAAGGTCTGTATGGACAGGGCGCTCGAGAAGACCATGGACGAACACGCCAAAATGATATCGGAGCGAAACACTGCTCACTTGGGTATGTGGAGAAACGCACAGATAGCAGCCATGAATGCCCTGAAGCGAGCCGACAGCCAGAAAAAGACAGGCGACGTGACTAAATCGATTTACGCCCTCCAAGCCGCCATCGATGGTGAACGAAAAACGCTTGGCCTGCCTACCGTCATTAACAAGACTACCGAGCCAACCGACGACCAGGAACGCGACACTCTAAACCTAGTAGAAGCCGCCGAGCGAGCTGAGCAGTTGCTCAAGGAAGCAGATGAAAAGGCCGGCGAATCTTGATGAAGCGCGTGCCATCGCCGCCGTCATGGAAGCCAGCCGACGAGACCCGAACTTTTACGTGGAGAACGTCATCGGCGACAGCCTGTGGGATAAGCAGCAGGAGGTGCTGCGAGCGATTGCCAAGAACCGTATCGTAACCGTCGCCAGTTGTCACGGTATTGGCAAGACGCACCTCGCCGCCCGAGCCGCTCACCAGTTCCTGAACACCTACAAAAACAGCTACGTGGTGACCACCGCGCCAACGTTCCGCCAGGTCGAGGAGCTGCTCTGGCGACAGATCCGCGCCGTCCACAAGAAATCAGCCATGGCGAGGAGCGGCCGCCTGCTGAAAACCATGCTGGAATATTCAGACGAATGGTTCGCCATTGGCGTTAGCTCCGACGACACCGACAAGATCCAGGGATTTCACCCGGCCAGTGGTAACATTTTGGTGATCGTTGACGAGGCGGCCGGTGTCTCCGAGGAAACGTTCGTCGCCGTAGAAGCCATCATGACATCACTCGGTGCGCACGCTTTGTTTATCGGAAACCCCACCAAGCTGAGCGGCACGTTTTACAACAGCCATCACATCGACCCGAAAAGCTGCAAGATACGAATCAGCTGCTTCGATACGCCGAACTTTACGAACAACGGAATCGAGACCATCGAGGATTTGAAAAATCTGGACGAGGAGGCGCTGGAGATTGTCGCACCATACCTGATTACACCGCAATGGGCTGCCGACAAGATAACGCGCTGGGGAGTGGACACGCCGATGTTTCAGAGCCGCGTGCTTGGACAGTTCCCGACAGCCGAAGTCAACACGCTCATTCCGCTTGAATTTATCGAGGCGGCAATGACACCGGAGCGGCTGGCTGAGCTGCAGGCCGCACAAAGCAAAGACGAGCCACTGAGTGTTGGTGTCGACGTGGCTCGCTTTGGCGACGACAAGACTGTCATCACCAGGCGAAAAGGAAGCATCGTCACCAACCAGCACGCCTACTCGAAAGAGGACACCGAGCAGACAGCAGGCCGCGTCAAGATGATTTATCCAGCGCCAGAGTTCATCGGCATTGACGAGGACGGCCTCGGTGGTGGCGTGGTCGACAAACTGACCCACGACAAGATCGACGGCGTGGTCGGCATACTCAACAATTCATCAGCACGCAAAGACGATACCGGGCTGACATTTGTCAACCTACGCTCGCAGCTGTGGTGGAATCTGGCCGAGCGATTCAAGAGCGGCAAGATTTACATACCGCCAGAATTTACCGAACTGGCCGCCGAACTATCAGCAATCCGCTACGACATTACGCGGCAAGGAATCGCCGTGGAAACCAAAGAGCAACTGAAGAAACGACTGCACCGCTCGCCAGACCGCGCCGACAGCCTGATGTACGCATTCGCTAACTTTGTGCGGCAGGCTGAAGTCCAGCGAATCGCAGTGGCGAGGAGGCGACAAAAATAAGGGCTATGGTGTACAATGATTTTATAAAGCTATAACAAAGTAGGAAGCGCGCTCAATGAATATCAGTCTAACATTTGCCAAAGACAAAAAAGACAAGCGGACACCGCCGAAGCTCGACCAGCAAACCGGCTCGGCAGTGACCAAGATGCAGAAGCTGTACGAGAAATACGCGGTGGATAACCGCAAGCTTAAAGCGGCCGACTTTGAGAAGCTGCGTAGCATTGACGGTACATTCTTGGCCATCAACAACCTGCTGACGCTGCCGATTTTGGCGAGCGAGTGGGCGATTGAAGCTGACGAAGAGTTCGACCCGACAGGCGAGCAGGCCGAACTAGTAAGAAATTCTTTTGAGTTGCCGCCAGAGCGCGGCGGCATGTCAACGCCATTCCACTTGGTGCTGGCTGAGATGTTGCGAGCCTTGAGCGAGGGCTATCGCTACTTTGAAAAGGTCTACACGTTAAACGCCGACGGCAAAATCGTCTACCGCAAGATTGCCGGATACGACGCAAACACAATCACCATCAGAACCGACGACAAGGGTGGCTTCGACGGAGCGGATCAGCGGGTGAACCCAGGCGAAGAGCCAGTCCACATACCAGTCGAGAAATCATTCCTCTTTACGAACAGCAAGGAACGCAACTGGCTCAAAGGCGAGAGCTTATTCACTGCGGCTGCTTACCACTGCGAGGAGAAGCACAAGCTGTACTATTTCGGCCGCCTCCAAGCACAATCCGGATCGATACCGCCACGCGTTGCAGTCGCCGCCGAGCGAGCAACCTCTGAGCAGATGAGCGACGTGGCCGAGAGATTGTCGGATACGGTCGAGATGAACAGCGCTGTGGTGATGCCGTTCGGCTATCAGATGGTCGACGCAAAGACGAATCAGCGAGTGGATATCATGCCGCTCATCGACCACCACAACCGAGAGATGACCAGAAGCGTGCTGGCCCAAGCAATCATGCTTGGCGATAATTCGGGCGGAAGCTGGGCATTGAGCAAAGACCAGACCGACCTGCTCAACCTAGTGCTTGAGGGGATTATGAAGAATGTCGAGTACCACATCAACGCCTACCTGATACCAGACCTGACAGAGCTGAACTTTGCCAAGCCGAGCTATCCATGGTTCAAGTTTGCCAAACTGGCCGACAGCACGGTCGGCATGTTGTCCGACGCATTCACGCAAATCCTATCGCAGCGGCCAGAAGCTCTGTCCGATGAGCTAGTGCAGGCGATTGTGGAACGCATGGCTCTGCAGATGGGAATTGACCTGGGCGAGATTGAAAAGGCACAGGCGGAAGCCAAGCTCGAGCAGAAGTCACGATCAGAGGAATCCTCCCGTTTTTTATCGAGCAGCGCCGAACCGACATGGCGGCGCGAACTGAACGACGCTGAGAAAAACGTAAACCTGTCCGCGCTCGACAAGAAAATGGACACGCTCGAGGACACGCTCGACAAGGAAACTGAATCAATATTCGAGGCGGTCAAAGACGAAGCCACCGAGGCACTCAAAGCGCTTGAAAAGCAGGGCAAGGAGCTGAGTTATAAAGTTAGCCAAGAATTGCGACAACGCTACTTCAAAACGCTTCAAACAGCAATGACAGACGGCTTCAATTATGGCAAAACCGCAGCAGCGAATGAACTCGGCAAATTAGCGCCGGCGACAGACAAGACCGACAAGCAGCGAATCGCCGACCGAGCGCAAGAGTTTGTCGACCTGCAATTCGGTGATGTCGAGGCCGAGATAGCCGCACTGGTTGGCGGCCAGGGTTCGAGCGAGATGGCGCGCCGACATTTCAGCGAGGGATCTATCGACGACGTGCTGGACGACCTGGCGATAGCACTGCTGGCCTACCTGGCCGCTCACACCAAGCCAGGCAATACCGTGGCGGTGGCCGAATCAATCAACACCGGCCGAACCAAGACGTTTAAGAAATACGACGAGGACATCGACAGATACGTCTACTCGGCGATCCTCGACAAGAAAACCTGCCAGACCTGCCGCGAACTGGACGAAAAAGTAGCAACGCCAGAAGAATACGCCACCACGCCGTGGCAAACGCCGATCCACTTCAGATGCCGCTGTATCTGGATTGCGGTACTGGCCGAGGAAGAGGAGAAGCCAGAGATAACCGGCATGCCGACTATCGCCGGCGGATTAGCAGGAAGCCAACTGCTGCAGCCATCTACCTAAAAGTGATTAAAATATGCTATTGTTAAAACAGAGGAAAAAATGTCATGACCAAGATTAATCAACACAACAATACGCGAACGGTAGTGATGCTCTCTAGCAGCACACTATCCGCCAAGGACAAGGGCGAAGAGGGCGACTGGAAAGGCCGCCGATTCCGCAAACAAATAGCGGCGTTTGGCCAGCTGTATTCTCCGCTTGACGGCGAAGAGTGCGAACTGCTGGACGAGGCCTGGGCAGAGGAAATGCTGGCTAATTTTGAGGCCAAGCAAAGCGGCAAGATTCCGACGCTGCCACGGGTGAGTATTCCGTTTGATCACTGGAGCGGCACGAAAGACAATGCCGGCGAGGTGGTGGCTCTGGAAATTGTGCCGGGCGACGGCGTGTACGCCACGCTGGAAATCCGCGACTACGAGGCTTTATACCGACTGGAGCAGGACTTGGTATTCGACGTATCGATGTGCTTCAACTGGCACTACATCGACACCCGAACCGGCGACGACCGCGGCATTGTGCTGGAGCATGTCGCTCTGGTCAATAACCCATTTATCACTGGCATGAACGCATTTGAAGAAGCACCCGAGCAATTGAAGCGAGACGAGGCAGAGGCAACGCTTGAGGAAGCTGAGGCCTACCTCAACAACTTCAATCGCCGGACGAATGCGGTCGTGATGTTTAGTAAAAATAAAGTAGAGGAGCTTGCAAAAATGCGCAAACATTTCAGCAAAGACGCCGAGGGCGAAGAGCCAGAGGTTGTCGAAGTAACCAATGACCGCGACTTTGATGTGGTCATCACCGTCAAAAACGACGACGGCGAAGATGTCAGCAAAACCGTTAAAGCTGGCGAAACCGTAGAAGTTCCAGCCGACCAGGAAGAGGCTGTGAAAAAGCAGATTGCCGACGCTAAAGATCCTAACGAAAAAGAGGGCGAGGGCGAGGACAAAGAAAACATGTCTCGTGAGGGCGAAGCCGACGAGGACAAAGACGGCGAAGACAAAGCTGATGAGGGTGATGGCGAAGCTGACGAGACCGACAAGAAAGGCGAGGGCGACGACAAAGAGAACCTGAGCCGGAGCGAGCGCGAGGAGTTATCACGGCTACGCGCTGAGCGAAACCAAGCCAAAGCTGAGACCGCATATCAGACAATGCTATCTGCTGGCACAATCGTTCCAGCCCAAAAGGACGCGTTTATGCAGCTGCACCAGAACCTAAGCAAGGCTGGCGGCCGCGTCGAGTTTAGTCGCGATGGCAAAAAAGTTGAGTTATCTACAACGGAATTGCTAGAGGAGCTTGTAAAAGCAGGCGGTAAGCGTGTACAATTTAATCAGACGGGCTCGACGAACGGCGAAGCCGCTGACAAAGACGACGCAGCGATAAGCAAGAATCTGTCACAAGAGGAAGTCGAAGGATTAAAAGCCAACGGCATCACCACGAAGCAGATCGATGAATTGGCAGCGAAGTCGCCAGCATATGCCGAGGCGATGGCTCGAGTAAAAAGTAACGAATAAAAGGATTTGAAATGACTGCAATCACTTCATTCAAAGATGTTGCTCGTCAAGAGAATAACATCGGCCATCTGAAGCTTGCGCCGGGCGTGAGCATTCCAGAGGGCGCGCTAGTCGGCGTGAACGCGCAGGGCTTGGCAACCAACGCAGCTGAATCTACAGCTGATAAAGTTGTCGGCGTTGCGGCAAGTCCAGCAGGCGCAGGGCTTGGCAAAACTGCCGACCATGTCCAGTTCTGGACATACGGTGTGATCACCGTGAACGCAGCGTTCTCTGCAAAGCAGAGCGACATCGCTGCTTATGTAAAAGTTAAAGATAACCAAACCGTGGATAAGGTGACCTTGCCAGCCGACGCCGGCAAAGAGTGCGGCCGCATCGTCGAGGTGCTGAGCTCAAGCAAAATCCGCATCGCTCTAAAAACGGTTTAATAAAGGATTGAAAAAGACATGGAACCAGTATTAGAACAATCAATCCTGACCAACTTCTTCGAGGCTTACGAAGCGACCGAATCGACATCTGAAGAGCTCGCCATGAAAGTTACTTCAAAGGGCGCTTCTGAAGACTACGGCTGGCTTGGTCAGATGCATGGTCTGCGCGAAATGTTAGGCGAGCGTGTGCCACAGAAACTCAAGGCCTACAAATACGCGCTGCCGAACCGCGAGTTCGAAGATTCAGTCGAAGTCAAGCACTCAGACATCAAGGACGACAAGACCGGTAAATACCTGACGACTGCGCGCTCAATCGGTCAGTTGGTCAAAGAATTCCCAGACGAGCAAATCTATGGCGAGTTAATGCCAAACGGCGAGAACGCACCATGCTACGACGGCCAAAACTTCTTCGATACCGACCACTCGATCAACGAAGAGACCTCTGCTGTTCAGTCAAACTACTTTACCAGCACGCCGCTGACAGCTGAAAACTTCGCTAAGGTTCGCTTGGCAATGCTGAGCTTCAAGGGCGACAAGGGTAAGGCTGTTAATAAGAAGCTCGACCTGCGCTTGGTCGTTCCTGTACAGCTAGAAGCTGCCGCAAAGGCGATCGTTGAGCCAGAGAACATCGTCGTTGGTGGCGTTCCGGTGAAGAACCCGAACTACAACGCAGCCAAGGTCAAAGTCTCCAGCGAATTGACAGCTGAAAAAGACTGGTACTTGATCAACGTCGCCGGCGAAATCAAGCCATTCGTTATCCAGGAGCGCGAGTACGAGCCACTGAGCTTCCTCGGTGAGAATAGCGAAAAAGGCTGGTGGAACAAAAAGTACTACTTCGGTACTTACTGGCGCGGTGCATTCGGCTACGGCTTGTGGCATCGAGCTATCAAGTGTAAAGGCTAACCGCCAACACGCAGAGAAATCGCCTCCGCTGGGGGCGATTTTTGTGTTACAATTTAAGTATGAAGTAAATTCATAAGAAAGGATCGAAATGCCAAAAGTATCACTACGGCTATCTAACGAGATAGTCAACAACGGTGTATCCAGGCGGCGCGCCGGCTTGGTTATCCAACCAGGCAAACCACAAGAGTTTGACGTTGACGACGAGCAATTGGAAGCTTTGCTCGACGACGCGTTCATCGAGGTCACTGTCCTTGACGAAACCGCTTCAGAAACGACGGAAGCTACCGAGACGACTACTGAGCCAGAAGTTGTCGAGGGCGAGGTTGAAACCGCTTCAGACGAGGGCGACGCAGAAGTCGAAGAGGCCGGGGCCACTGAGGCTGCTGATGTTGAAGTGCCAACTCCATCGAGCATTAAAAAGCAACCACGCGAAGCTGTCGTGGCGCAAGCTAAAGAGCTTGGAATTGAGCTGGACTACGAAAACGAAACCGCTGTCACCAAGCAGGTGATGGCTGACGCTATCGTTGCCGCTCTTAAGGCGCAAAAGGAAGCTGCCGAAGCAGCGCCGGAGGCGTAGAACTTTCATGAGCGCCAAGAACTTCACCTCCCTGCACGATATCCGGCGAGAAGCTGGACTGTTGCGGCAGACCACCGACAAACACGTCATCGGTGAAGTTGATGGCGCGAACCGAGTGTTTTATGCATCGCAAGCGCCGATCGTTGACCGCGACGGCGACGATGAAGTCACCAAAGCAGATGTCACTGCTTACGTTGACGACGACGCGGTGGCGGTTGAATCGGTGGACGCTGCCACCGGTGCTGTCGTCCTGGTTAAAGCACCGAAACTAAACGCCAGAGTTATCCTGGCCTACGAGTTCTCGGCTATCGAGCAGGCAGAAATCGAGCGACGCAGGAAGTCGGCGGAGAACTGGCTGAAACGGAAAGTCTCCAGGGTTTACAACTGGGCGACACTAGATATGGATAATTTCCCAGACGTGTGGGAAGATGCAGTCCGGCTTTACGCAGCCGCTCTGCTGCAAATCAGCGACTGGGGAACGAACGTCGACGTTGACGGCTCGAGCAAAGATGGCTACATGAAACTGAAAACCGCCAAGCAGATGCTCGACGAGTGGGTCGAGGACGCGGCCAACCTAGATCCAACAGACCCGAACATTGCGGCGGCCACATCGGGAGCGTTTGCCAGCGATGGCGACCTGGTCGGCCGAATCAAGGGAAACCGAGCGCCGCTAAGCTCCGAAGTCGAGTTCTTCAATAAGAGGCCGTAGCCATGGCGATTTATATCTCCGGCCACGTTGAGGGAGACACCCAGATATCCCGTCAATTTATGGGATTGGAAACCAACCTCCAGAACTTTCACAAGCCGCTCGATAAATCCCGCAAGCAGCTGCTGAAAACCACCGACGCGAACTTCGGCGTATCTGGTGCGTTGATGGGTGGCTGGCAGCCGAGAACGCAGATATACTCCTGGCCGCTTTTACAGCGAACCGGGAGAATGCGCGGGGACTTCCGCTCCAGTGTCAAGGTGAGCCGCATGGAGATTTGGAATCCAACGCCATACTTTAAATATCATCAAAGCAACCGGCCGCGCAGGAAGCTGCCGCGACGTGTTATGTTAAAAATAATCGCACAGGACAAGCGGCGAATCATGAAGTTCTTTCACGAGTGGCTGGTTGACGAAGTGCGAGAATCGAGGAGGGGATAATGCCATTAAACCGAGCGCAGTACCGCGACCCAGTGATCGCGGCCATCATCAATTATTTAAAGCCGAAAGCACACCCAGATATCCGCACATGGTATTACGGCGACACGCTGCTGATCAGCAAAAGCATGCTGCCAGCGGTGAGCGTGGCCATCGATGGCATGACGCTTGAAACAGATTCGACTGGCGACGACGTGACTAAGATGGCAATCACCATCAGCGTCATCACCGACATCAATGCTAACCAGGGCCGCGACTTTGATGTTGAAGCCGGCACGACAGAACTGTACGAAATCGTCTCCGGCAAGGACGACAACTTCATCTACACCGACGACAGCATAATGCGGCTACTCCGCGAGAGGGTTCAGCTGGCATACGCAACCACGCCAGACGGCGAATCAGTGAGTGTCATGCTCGGCATTGAAGACCAGCCGCTGAGCGTTGACTTCGGTATCGGCGTGGAACGGCGCGGGCCTGGCATTTTCAGCGTTGAAGCGGCAATCCATACGACGGCTTACATTTACGCTCCGAAAATCGAGGAGAAGTACTAGCTGCCAAAAAGCTTTTGCCGTGCTACAATTAAAAGCAGAGGAGAACTCGATGGCAGAACTAAATAACAAACCAACCAAACCAGCGCCGGAAGTTGCACCTGAGCCGGCGGATTCTGGTGTCAAGGAAGCGTACTACTTCCCTGATTTTGAGGGTCACGAAATATCAGTTCAAGCTACCTCGCAAGAGGAGGCTGTAAAATTGGCAAAAGAAAAAATCGCCAAGGAGGTAAACAATGGCTAAAGTTATCGGCCGACTGACCACCATATTTATCGGCAACGAAACTACCAGAGGCACGCTCGGCACGCCAACATTTGCAGTGCCAACCAAAACACTGAGTATCGACGACAAGCCGACGTACGTTCACAACGATAGCGCCTACGGCAACATTTCAGAACACAACGCCAGCGACGTTATCAATGTGACTGCTGAGGGCGGATACGACGGCAAGGTGTTCGATCACATCATCGGCGCGGAGCTGCGAGCCGTATTCGGCCAAGCCCCAACCACGACCGACAAGACTGGGGCGAAGCAACACGTGTTTAAGATGGCAAACAACAACAGCCACGATTCACTCTCGATTTTCATCAAAGAGATTGAGCAGAAGTATTCGTACGAGCTGGGTATGGTTGAATCATTCACGATCACCGCAGCAATCGACGATTACCTGATGAGAAGCATCGACTTCAAGTCGCGCCGATCAAAGGCTTGGACACCTGCGACACCGCCAGCATACACTCGCGGCAATGAATTCTTGGCGCGCAACCTGGCAGTGAAGATGGCCGACACGGCCGCAGGACTTGCCAGCTCGCCAGTCCGAAAAATCAAGTCATTCTCTCTTGAGATTTCAAAGAACCTGGACGTGCAATATGTGTTCGGCACTGACACACCAGACGACATTCAGAACCAGCAGCTGAACGTGACCGGGTCGTTTGACTACTACCCAGCGCAAGAGGACGTGCGGCAGGTGTGCCTGAGCGGCAAACCACAGGCCATTCAATTTATCGCCGAGAACAAGGCGGTGGAAATTGGCACTGGCCAACACCCAACGCTACAGTTCGATTTCCCAACCGTAGCAATTACCGAAGACAGCCGAAGCCGTGACAACAACGCAGTCGAGACGCGAAGCGCGAAGTTCCAGGCGAACTACAGCCTTGAGGACGCTGCAGCTATCACCGCAACGCTGATAAACATGGTTACTAAATATTAATTCGAGCAAAGGAGTAGGAGAGATGCCACGAATTAGCAAAGAGAATATCAAAATTACAACGCCAGTGCTTGGTTGTGATGTCGAGCTGCTGCCATACGCTACAGCAGAGCTGTCGCAGATGAACGAAGCGGTGTTCTTGGCTTATGCGAACTTTGACCTCAATGGAGCGGTTCAGGGCGAATCGATGAGCGAGGACGATATCAAAGAGACCATGCGATTTGATAAACTGCCAGCAACCGCCATCAGCGAGATCAAAAACAACGCTATAAAGTTTTTGGTGGTCACGGTTGACGGCGACGACTTCGCCGGTGACGATGACGCTAAACTCAAGAGCTTGCTGAAACTGCCAAGCGAGGACTTTGACTTTATCCAGGAAAAGATCGAGGAGATCACGGGAGAAGTTATGAACCCAAAAGGCGAGCCAAAATCAGCGCAGCCTACGCCAAAGCAATAGCCGGCGTCAAGCACGCGAAAATACCGCAGGAGATCCAAATAGCTACCATTTGCCAGACCATGGGCTGGACATTCCAAGACTACGTAAGCCAACCTCACTGGTTGATTCAAGCCATCGAGATAAAACTAAACGAGGAGGGCTACGAAGCCGAGCGCCAGGAGGCGGAGATGAGACGAAAATCTAAATATTAAGGGGTAGCAATGGACGACAGCCAGCTCAGACTTGTGATTGAAGCGCAGAACCGTGCGAGTAAGACGCTCAGCCAGATTCAGCGCGATGTCGAGAAGTTGAGCAGCTCGATGAAGTCGAGCATGTCGTCCGCTGCTGGCTCGACCTCATCATTCGCCTCCAAAGCGGCAAGCGCCCTGGACGGCATGGCCTCGGGGATTATGAAGCTGATCAAGACCGCCGCCGCATTCACAGCCGGCGGTGCTTTTGGTGGCAAATATTTTGTCGACCTTGCCAGCAGCCTGCAGATGACGCAGCGGCAAATTGGCGTTTTGACCGGCAGCGTTGGTGAAGCGAATAAAGTATTCGGCCAGCTTTACAATTATACGCTCGGCAAGCCGATCGCATTCCCAGACGCTTCCAAGGCAGCCAAAACGCTGCTGGGATACGGCCGAACCACGCAAACCGTTGTCAAGGATATGGACACGTTGTCTCGCATGTCTATCGTCAACGGCGCAGACCTGCAAGCCCTAGCGTTAGTATTCGGCCAGGTGACCAGCCGCGGAGCGTTGTTCGGCCAGGACGCGCTCCAGCTGATTAACAACAATATTCCACTAACGACAATCCTCGCTCGACACTTCGGCATATCGATGCAGGAGGCTAGCGAGAAGATAAACGGCGGCAAAGTTAAGGCTGAAGAGTTCGTCAAGGCGATGGAGAACTACGCGGCCAGCCTCGACATCACCCAGATGACCGACACATTCCAAAACCGCATGATAAGCCTGAGCGGTACGATACGAAGCGTCGGCTTGGAAATCCTGGGAATCAAGATTGACCCGATAAAAGGCATGGTAATTGAAGCCGGCGGCCTGTTTGACCAGATGAGCAACCGCGTCACCGAGACTACGAAATTCATCAAAGAACATCGCGAGGAAATCGTCAAAGTAGTGACGTTTATTCTGCAAAACGCAGTCCCAGCGCTCAAAGTTCTAATTGGCATGTATGTCGCCGCCAAAGCGGCCGCTCTCGGCTTTAAGACTGCGGTGGCAGTGAGCGATATCAGCAAAGGCTGGAAAGATGTCACGAAAGTCACGAAAGAGGGGGCGACGGCGTGGACGTTTGTTGGCGCAGCTGCAAAGACTGCCGTCAAGGGAATAACCAGCGCGCTTGGCGTGATGGGAACGGTTGGCAAGGTGGTATTTTCAGGCCTGAGCAGCGGAGCGGCCGGACTTGGAGCAGCGATCAGCTCGATACCGATCATCGGGTGGATAGCTATCATCATCACCGCAGTGGTCGGCTTTGTCGCTTGGCTTTACGCCACGAACGAGGGCTTTCGCAATTTCGTCAACGGAATTGTCAGCCAGATAGGAGCGGTGCTAGGGCAAATCGGCTCAGTGATTGGCTCTGTCATTGGAAACGTAGCAAGCGTCATCGGCTCGGTGATCGGCGTGGTGGTGAATATTGTCGGCACGATTGCAGGAGCGATTGGAACGGCCGCAAGCGTCATCGGTTCGGTGATTGGCGTGATTGTTGGTGTGGTGGCGAAAGGGATCAGCGTTGTTGTCGGCGTGATAAGCACCATCGTTGGTGTGATAAGCAACGTCATCAGCACGATATTAACCATTCTGACCCCTGTATTTCAGATTGTCGATTTGATAATAACCGCCATCGTCGGATTCGGCCAGATAGTCTGGACTATTTTCAGCGGAATCGCCGAAGTCGTCTGGACGATAATAAGCACCATTGTGCAGATTATTGGCGTGGTGCTTTACGGCACGATTATGGCTATCTGGAACAATGTGCTTGTGCCATTTGGCGAAGCAGTCGGCTACATCTTTACTCACATGGGCGAGGTCATCAGCGCCGTGATGACATTCGTTATCACCATAGTATCGACAGTTTGGAACGCAATCGTTGCTGTGGTAACGCCGATATTGCAGGTCATCTGGACGGTGATATCGACAGTATTCAACGCTATTGTCGGCGTAATAAGCAGCGTGATGAGTGTCATCTGGGGAGTGATCACGGCGGTTTGGAACGCCATACTGCCGTTCATTCAGCCGATACTCAACGTGATGAGCGCTGTCATCAGCACAGTATTCGGCGGCATTGCAGCCGTGGTAAACAGCCTGATGAACGCCATCAAGACCTACATTATTAATCCAGTGGCCACCGCAGTCGGCTACGTTGTCGGCACTGTCGGCCAGATTGCCACCTCGATCAAGAACGCAGTCCAGAACGCCTACAACGCAGTGGCCGGTTTCATCGGCAACTTTACCAGCGCCGGCAAGAATCTTATCGACGGCCTGGTCAAGGGCGTGATGGGTGCGAAAGACGCGGTGGTTAATAAGATCAAAGAGATTTGTAGCGGCGCGCTCGATGCCGTAAAGAACTTCTTCGGCATCAAGTCACCGAGCCGCGTGATGGCACAGATAGGTAAATTCATGATGCAAGGTTGGAGCGGCGGCTTGGAAAGCATGCGAGACGCTGTCGTTAAAACCGCCACAGACATCGCTAGCGACGTTTACGACGGTTTGAGTGGTGACATGTCGCTCGGCGGCTTATCGTTCGCAGGAAGCGGTATCAGCGGGCTAGGAGCGACGCTCGCTGGCAGCGGAGGTGTCACTAACGTCAGTAATTCTGGCGGCAACCGAAACACGACAAACCAGTTCAATGGACAAATTGTAATAAACACGCCAGAAGCAGCCGACGCGTTCTTCAAGAGACTTGACCGCGACGGTGACTTGGCATCGATGGGAGTACCGACGTGATGAACGGCGACAGACGCAGATTTTTATTAAACGGATTTGACCTCAACAACGGCGGCAACGTCCGAGTGCAATCCACGAACCTATTCGGCATAGCCAAGCGAACCGTCGATAGCGGCGAGCTGGCACGAGACGACGGCCGGATATTGCTGAACAGCGGCTGCTTTGCGGGGCGAACCATCTCTGTCGCCGGGCAAGTCTCAGCGTCGAGCCAGCGTGAGTGCGACTGGCTAATCGACTGGCTGAAGCGAACACTAACATTCGGTCAGAAAATCGAGCTGGCGACAAACTTCCCAGAGGGCTATCGAATTTGGAGCGGCGTGGCCACAAACCTAAACATCAGCCGCGGATCATTCGACGTTAGCCGCGCCGGCTTCAGCTTTGAGATGGAATGCGAATCGCCGGCAGCAAGGTCGTCGGTCGGCTTGATTGATTTCAGCGCCACTACAAACATAAGCACGGCCGCAAGCGCCATCTCCGTCGAGAATATCGGGACATATCGAGCAAAACCTACTATAATCATTAGCAGCAGCAGCAGCAGCAGCACAGAAATAACGCTCGGAAATCCAGACAGCAGCGAATACCTAACATTCAATGCGAACCTGAAAGCCAGCGACGTGATAACGGTCGATTGCGAAGCCAAGACCATTATCCACAACAGTATGCAGTTGCGAGCCAGCGGCACATTCCCATGCTGGGAGTACGGAGCGGGAATGCTCGAGTACCAAGATAACCTGGCTACACGAAATCACCAGCTGCGAGCCATTTATAATCCAAAGTACATCTAAACAGGAGGAAGCAATGCCAAAAACCTACAACGAACGAAAGCGCTCAGTCAAGTTCCTGCTCGGAATTGAGGTCGAGAAACGAACCGGCGGCGTTTACGCTGGCTTGCTTGAAAAGCACCCGAGCTACGCCGGCGACACCAAAAGCGAGCCGAAAGAAAACTACAAGCGAGGTAAGGTGGATTCATGGAGAATCGACGATACAGACGGCACAGCCACCAACGACAGCGTCGTGTCGATCCAAGTACCAGGCGGCGTTTTCAGATATTGGGCATTATTTACCGCAGAGACCGGCGGCGAGATGATCGCGTTTGACGCGCTACCATGGCCGCTTGAAGTGATGGCACCTGAAACTTTACAGGTGCAGCCAGGCAACCTAACCATCGTGGAGGCCTAGCCGATGGCGCAGCTCCAAACGAAGAAGCCTCGGTCGTACTCTATCACCGGGGGCGGCGACTATTTCTATACTTGGCAGAACACGGAAATTGAGCCAGAGACTGGCGAATTTCATTCGTCGTTGATTTTGCCAGGCGGAAATTTTGCTAATATTGAAGAGGCTAGGTTGCGCATTGATGGACGGGAAATCGGCAACGTTTATGTCGACAATATCGCCAATTTTTCTAGACCACAATTTACGCTGGCTGGCACAATGGATGAATGGGGAGTAACTCCCAAGCAGCTAAAAAACAGTAATGTCGGCTTTTCATTTAGGTTTAAAATTGAAGATGAACTTCTTGGCAATACACGGATAACTGATGGTGTGATTATTGACGGATTCGACCTGTCGGCGCTGAATAGCGATATTGATATAAAGAAAATATTACTTATATTTGATGGCGATACGAAACCTATCGGTGGCGGAAGCCAGTTGATGCAAATTACTAGCATACGCTTAGGCGTTGAGGCCGATATCACTCACCGATTTAATATCACAAACGAAATCAAGATGATGGCGACGCTTTCGCAAAAACAGCCAAGCAACAAGGCGGCCGAAGTCATATACAGCGCCTATCTCAAAGATGGAACGTACCTCGGCCAGATAGATACTGTGACTAGCACGCCGGCCATTCAGTCGGAGGCCAACTCGCTACATTCGCACATGACAATGAAGCTGGCTCAAAACGACGCGACGACGCGCAGCGTAGTCACCGAGATCATGACCGAGATAAATGAAAATATGCTAACCGAGCTTGGTTATAAAATCGTAGGAAGCATGACCACGCCAGCGGGACTAGGAAGCGGCACAAACATCGACACCAACGTCAGTATCAGCGCCAGCGTTCGATACGGTGAGTATCTGCCATGGCTAACTGAAGATGGCAAAACTATCATCACCGAGGACGCGAGGATTATCGTAGTGGCTGACGGCTATCCAGAGGGCCGTTCGCTGTTTAGCGGCTACATTAGCCAGTGGGAGATATCGGCAGGCAACACCGACAGCCAGGTAACCGCGACAGTCCTCAGTCATTCGCAGGAGCTAAACAACATCTATTTGCAGACTGAAGCGGAGGTGGCCTACCAACATAAGCCATATGGCTTGGCGACGCTTGGATTTGGCTCGAGACAATGGGGATATTGCAACGAAATAATCCAGACCATACAGGTGACCACCGGCAGCAAGACCGTCGCCGGCATTGAGCTTTATTCAGTGAGTTCTCCAGGATTTAGGCAAGATTTTCTGAGTGGAAATATGACAACATTATATGCCCAGCTGATATCTTATTCTGGCGATATAAATACGGGAGTAGTTGAAGCTAGCGGCGCTGCGGTAATACCAGTCGCCGGTGACACATACGAGAAATTATTCATACCTTTTGACAAGAGCGTACGAATGACCAGCGGCAAACGCTTCATCATAAAGTTGTCGGCGCGCGGTGGTTCGCGATATGAAAACAGCTTCCCATATCCAGTAGAACTGCTGGTGGACAGGCGCGGCCGCTTTACCACTGGCCAAGGATTGCAACACAACAATTATCACGACAATCTGTTCTGGCAAGATTTTGGCTGGGATTTGGCGTTCTCGCTTTACGAAAGCCCCGGCGACTACAAGCGAGCGTTTTATTCGCAAGATCCAAGCGACATCTTACGCGAGCTGATAGACTTCGCGCAAAAGCAAGGCGCACGCTGTCGCTACACCGAATCCAGTATCGAGAATACCGACACCAAGGTGACCATTCGATTTAATGATGTGACGACAATTAGCGAAGCCATCGCTGTCGTGTTCAAATCGATGCCAGCCGACTGGCACTATTACTACGACTATGCCGAGAATATCGTGCATGCCCACCCGAGGCCGACAACCGTGAAGCGAAAGCTCCAGCGTGGCAAAAACGTCATCGGCACACCGAAACTCGTCAAGACTATCGAAGAGCTGGTGAACGACGTAATATTCATTGGCGGCGAAAAAGCCGACGGCAAAACCCTCGTCGTGGCCGGCCGAGACGACCGCAGCATTGCTGAGATACGCCGCGGCTTCAAAAAACTGTCCGACAGCCGCTACAAAGACGAAACCAGCGCCAAGCTGGTGGTCGAGGGTGAGATCCAGCGAGGCAGCAAGCCGGTATTCTCGGGAGAAGCGACGTTCGCATCACCAAAATATGAGGCGTTGGATATCCATCTTGGCGAGCTGACGCAATACCAAGGATTCAGTGCGACGATGGACGCGCCAGAAATGCAGATTGTCGCCATCACGCAGAAGCTCGAGACCGCAGAACTGAAATTCAACATACTACGGCCGAGATTATCGAAGCGAATTCAAGACTTGAAGCGCAATATGGACAACCGCGAACGCGAATCAGAGTGATATAATAAAGCTAAACGAAAGGAATCATCAAAATGAACCCAGGCCAGCAAAAAATAAGTCAATTCCAGCCAGTAGAAAGCACCAGAGCGAACGATATTATACCGATCGTCCGCGATGGACAGAACCGATCGATTACGATCGGCAAGTTTACGGGTGTCGTACCAGACGGATGGATAACAACGGCTGAATTGTGGCAATTTCTCAGCTTTAGTGATGGAATCGGGGTAGTAACGGTGCCGGAGGGAGATATAAGTCGCTATCCAGTCGGTACGCGTGTTCAGTTCAAACAAGGCTCGCCAAAAACGACGAGATATGGAGTTGTTACTAGTTCGACAACAACATCGATGACGATGGCGATGGTCAATGGAACGAAACTAGAAAATCTGGCTATAAGCGAGACGTTCGTCTCTCAGGATTTCGCACCAAGAACATCAGACAATATCGATTTTCCTAATTATTTACAATTATCAACTTTTTCGGAGGAGAGAGACCAGGCTGATCTGGGAGCTGGAGTAAATGAGCAGAAAACTATATTTACCATCCCAGATTTTTTCTCGCATACGGGAAAGGTAAAGGTAGATCTTAACGTTGGAAGGGTTTATATTCCTGGCGCAACAGTTCATTTTCATCTTTATGCTGACGGCGATCCAGTCGGAGAGATCTGCCGAAATTCAACAACGCACTTCCCAGTCTCTGGAAGTGTCATTCTCCCCGTTGAAAAAGGAGTTAGGCAATTAGTAGTATCTGCGAGAAACCCCTCAAGCACATGGAGCCTGCCGCGATATCATTCTATAAGCTGCACGATTATGGAAGTATGATAAATAGTACCGTAAATGATGATTGCAGGAAGCTGGAGCAAAATGCTAAAATTAGTTTGATGAACGAGCAAAATAAAGATAGCGAAGCGCTGCTTCATGAGATTGACAAAAAGGTGGCGATTCTCTCGACCGACATGGAATACACGAAAAAATCCGTGGCCAAAATTGAGGGATCGGTCGATTCGCTAGTGCAGCAACTGGCCAGTATGAAATTTGTCACGCCGGAGATTTTGACAAACTACATCGACAAGCACTCAGCTGATCACGATAAGATAAATGAACGGCTCGAGGCGCTCGAAGACAAGGCTGAGACTGAAGCCAAGTCAATGATGGCTACGCTGCGGCTAAAATTCAAGGATTGGGCGGCAAACGCAATCGTTATATTAGTGATTGGTTTAATGCTGTTTATTCTGATGAAGCTAATCGACGGTAGCGTGAGAATACCGAGCGTGCTATCATAGAGGCATGAGAGTTAAGGCTACCAAACATTCAATCGGGCGATGGATCGCCCGCATACTTTTGACAATTCTGATAGTGATGATTTTAGCCGGAGCGGCCGTCGTTTGGCGGTGGTATCCGGTGATTGACCGCTTGATGAATTGGTGTAAATATTATCCGCAATCGCTTGGCGATTGTAGCGAAGTAATAAGAAAGGGGAGTCAATGAAAGGAATTGACATATCAAGCTGGCAGGCTGGCTTGGACGCTGGTAAAATCCCGGCAGATTTCGTCATCGTAAAGGCGACTGAGGGGACGAATTACGTCAACCCAAACTGCGACGAGCACTATCAGCAAGCAGCGGCAGCTGGCAAAAAGCTCGGTGTTTACCACTTTGCGAGAAACGGCAGCAATGACGCGATCGCTGAGGCTGACTTTTTCGTCGACAATATCCAAGGCTACATTAAGCACGCTATGCTTATTCTTGACTGGGAAGACGGCGGAAATGTTGGCGACGTAGCGTGGGCGCGCCGCTGGCTTGACCGGGTGCAAGAGCGAACTGGCGTGAAGCCGCTCATCTACATGTCGGAGAGCGTGGTGAACAGCCACGATTGGAGTAGCGTCGCTGGCGCTGACTATGGCCTCTGGGTAGCGAAGTACCGCGATATGGCCGTCGACTTCAACTACGACATGAGCCAAGCCGGAACGCCGCCAAGTGTCAAATACTGGGACGGCTATGCAATGTGGCAGTGGACATCAAGCGGCCGACTTGACGGCTGGGGTGGAAACCTCGACTGTAACGAGTTTTATGGCGACGCTGAAGCGTGGGATAAGTACGCAGGCGGAGCGCCAGCGCCAGCTGGACACAGCGGGCAAATTGCTAACCCACAACCAGCACCAGAGCCGCAGCCAACATATACGGTTCAATCAGGCGACACGCTGAGCGGAATCGCCGCAAAGTACGATACTGACTATCACTACCTGGCGGCCATCAACGGCATTCAGAATCCAAACCTGATATACCCAGGCCAAGTGCTGCGAGTGCCAGGCGGAAGCGCGCCGGCCGAGCGAACCGTGACGGTTCAATGGGGCGACAACCTCAGCATGATAGCGGCCGCGCACGGCACAGACTGGCAGACGCTGGCCCGAATCAACAACTTGCCGAACCCGGATCTAATCCACCCAGGCGACGTTTTGAGGCTGCCATAATGGAACCGGATTTGTCGAAAATCACAATCACAAAGTCAAGCCTGTACTTTCGCGAATGCAAGGCGTGCGGCTGCGTGACGCTGCACATCGGCAAGACCACGCCAGAGATGCCGCAAGGCTCAACGTATAACGACTGTCTGCAATGCCTAGTGGACGCGCACAGCGTCCCAGGCTTGAGCAGGTGGCACGACCCAAAAACGGGCGAGCCGCTGAAAGATCCGCGAGGAGCTGTGATTCAGCGAACAATCGATGCCAAAATCCAAAACACCGAAAATTGTCTAATCGGAAGCAATTTCGCTTGAGAGATGTAAACTAAAAAGCGTTTTACTTGACATCTGCAAGCAACATGTAAAGTAAATGTAAATTTTAAGGAGAACTTGACATGATGACTAACTTCATCACCACAATTTTAATACCAGCAGCAGTTATCGGATTTGCCGAATTAGTGCGCCGACTGTTTAAGAGAGACTTTGAAGCGGTGATTATCATCGCAGGAGCGGCAGCAATCGGCGTCGGACTTTCGCTGCTAACGAACCACGACTGGACGTACGGATTGGTCGCAGGTTTAAGCGCCAGCGGCCTAGTCACCGGCTTGCAAAAATTCGGCGATGCTGTAAAATAGAATTGGTCTCGTATTGATCTTCAGATGAGCTAATCTTACTGAAGTATGCAAGAATCCCGCAGCCCTCCGCTGCGGTTTTCTTGTGCTATAATTAAAAAAGAGGGGGCGCTAGTCGAAACGCCTCCTCGCCGAAGACTCCATAAAACAAACATCTATCTCCTAAATTAGCCGAGCCAGTTTCGCACACACTCCTGGCTCGGTTTTTATTTACCAGAGAACACCGCGGACGGCATACCAGGCAGACCAGCCATTGCCGTTGCGAGCCTGGCGCTCGCGGTAGATTTGCAGCGCGTAGGTGGCCGCCCAGACTGGGTCGCGCCAGTCGCCGCCTGAGAAGTAGCCGCGATGCCATCTGTCGTTTATTTGGAAGCAACCGAAGTCGCGAGAGCCGTCGAAGTTTACTTCACCGATGGCCGCCGGAAGCTCGGTACGATTTTCATGCGTCATAACGGTGATAGCTCCGGCCTGCAGGTGAGCCGGCCAGACCTTGGCAATGGCCGACCGGCACGTTTCCGGTGTGGGCGCAGGCGCAGGCGCAGGAGCGGCCGGCTCTGCCTTTTTCTGCTCGGTTTTGGCGGCTGGTTTTTTATCAGACGGGTCAACGCTCGGCTTTTTGTCCGCAAGCGTTTTATAAGCGGAATGAGAAGCCGAGGCTGAAGTTCCCGGCGGCGTTGGCTGTCGGAATGAGTGAATCGTAACCGACAGCACCGCGACTAAAATCAATAATGCGAGTTTTTTCATAAAGCACGCTAGTTACTTTTTGGCGACGTCGCCCTCCGCAAGCCAAGCCGACTTGATCAACTGGCTGACGCTGTAAAGGCCAAGCAGAACCGCTAGCGCAGTAACAATTATATCATTGTAACGAATCATCAGGTAGCCGCAGGCCGCAGCAGGCACAACAATCGTGCCGACGCGCCAGATAGTACGAGCGCCGCGAGCTGTTGCGATAAATTTGTCGTTCTTTTGAAGTTGTTTTGTGAAGTTTTTCATTTCGTTATTCCTTGTTTGATGTTATTTTTACAATTTGTGCCGGCTACAATGCCGCCGGCGAGGCAAGCGATTTATTGTTCAGTCATTACGCGACGGAAAGTCATCTCCTCGGCGCGCTGGAAGTCATTCTTGTTGGTGAAGTGACGCGGAATGAAGTATCCCTTGTAAACCAGTCTAAAACTGTTAGTGAAGTCGTCAAAGCCGACCTCGCACTCGTCATAGTGCTGCTTTGCAAAGCGCTTGAAGCCGTTTTCAACGTTGCGTAAGGCAATGCTTTTGATGTAAGCCTCAAAATTGTTTATACTTTTGAATCCAATCATTGGTAGTCCTTTCGTTTAATTGATTGTACTCTCAGTATAGCAAACACGAGCGATAAAGTCAAGAGTTTCTGGAAAGATTATTCGATAATTACCCCATATCAGAGGTAAACCTGTGGAAAACTCCGAGATTATCCGGAATTTCCGGATAATCCCAAAAGCACACCGCCGAAACGGTGTGCTGCGTAGGAGTTTTGCGGGGGCTACCTAACCCGCACCTCCATTATAACGCGGATTTGGCTCGCCGCGCCACTCAGCGTGGTCAGTCCGGGTGAGAAGAAGCTCGATCCGCGGATTGTAGGCATCTTTTGCGACACCAGAGCCATCGTGAGAGACGAGAAGCCAAGCGTTGTCGTCGAGAATCATCTTCTTATCTTTCATTACGTCCTGAATCCCCTCGTAAAGAGCCGACAGGTCGACAGTGCCGAAAGTTCGAACGAAAAACCGAGCGCGAAGATTAAACGGAAAATCAATCGTCTTCCATTCCCGACAGGCGAGGATTTGAAACACGCTGATAGCCAGCTCCACCTGGTCGTTGGCTAATTCAAGCCATCGATTGTAGGCAGCCGTGTTATATTTGCGCGATCGGCCGCCGCGAAAGGTGACCTTTTGGTTATTTTTCTTGACCGCAGGCTGCCCCAGGACGGTGAAGCCGAACGAAGCCAGTCTGCCATCATCGCCGATTACGTAATTGAGCTTTATATCTTGAGGCTGGATAGTGGCCCCAGCCTCTATTGGCGATAATGTGGTTGATTGCCGCTGCATGCTCATTTAGCCTCGCCTCCAGCTTCTCCGGCCCCAGCCGAGCCAGTGTCTCCATCGGATTGATCGGCGGCATTATGTAATCCACTGGTATCATCTCCAGCGCGGCGGCTTTCAGCTCGTCGGCGGCGCGTTTCGCCGCTTTTTTTGCCTGCCGCAACTGCCAGCTCGCGGCTAGTTGCAAAGCCGGTCGGGCCGCCAGCATCGCGACCCCGACGGCGCACCTTTTGAGCGAGCTTCCGGAAGTAGTCCGGGTCTTGTTTTTTGAGCTTGGCCGCCCGGAGCGCAGCCGCCTGTTTTCTGCCATGACAAACCACCCTACTTCTTGCCTTTCGTGTCAGGGCCAGAGATAAACAGCTTTACCAGCTCGCGAACCGAACCGACGATGACCGCCAAGATGAATGTGCCTATGATGACAGCGCCACCTAAAAGCACCATCTTGATTATAAAGTTTATAATTTCGAGAATGTCCATTTTCCCTCCTATCCTCGATATTAAATATACAAGCCCTGAAGCCGTTGCAGGCTCTTCGAGCGCGGATCTTGATACAACATATCACCATAGCCGGTTAGCGATTCGGCCCCAGTTTGATCAAGAATGATTTTCGAGTTCATACTGGTGGTAACGCTAAACGCTATCTTTGTCGGGATATTGGCCTTGATGAGGCCGGTGACAACATCGGCACTCGGTCGCTGAGTAGCCAGCACCAGGTGGATACCGACGGCGCGAGCTTTCTGTGCAAGACGGATAATCGACGTTTCGCAGCTTGGCGCAGACGACTTCATGGAGCCTTTGAGCGACACCTGCAGCATTTTTTGAGTGACGCGGCCGGTCGGGCTCATAGCTAAAGCCTCGTTCATAAACGCTGCGAACTCTTTATAGTCAATGTTTTTGATGTCCGCACCAGTGTCTGTCATGAGAAGATCGGCGAACTCGTCAATAACCACCAGAATGCGCGGCATATTTCCACCTTTATAGTCATCGATGGTGCGAACGCCAGCCTGGCGAAGCCGGCCGTAACGATCCTCCATCTGCTCGGCTAGGCCATGGAGAACCTCCGCAGCGTCGGCCGGTGTAGTGACGATATCATTCCACAAATGAGGATCGCCATCGTACAGCGACAGCTCCACCTGCTTCGGGTCAATCAAAACCAGCTGAAGCTCGTCAGGAGTTAGCTGTTTTGTCAAAGCGTGAAGCATCACGTTGAGCATGACAGATTTACCAGCGCCAGTTTGACCAGCGATAAGCAGATGCGGCATTTTGGTGATGTCGCCATAGTGGATCTCGCCGAACACGTCCTCGCCGAGCGGGATCTCCATCGTGCCAGGCCTGAGGTGCTTGCTGTCCTCGAACGGAACGACGCGGCGGTCTTCGTTTGGCACTTCAATGCCGACCAAATCAGTGCCGCGAATTGGCGCTTCGATACGCACGTACTTCGATTGAAGCGCGATAGCAATATCATCGGCCCGCTTAGCGATGGCACTCATGGCAATGCCGCGGTTAGGCTTGAATGTATACTGGATCACCGAAGCGCCGATGTGAGTATCGCCGGAGATGCCGCCGATACCAAACTCGGTAAACTTACGCAGGATAAGCTCCTCGGGCGTGCCGTCCGAGCCGTCGATATCGACGGTGACATGGCGAGGCGCGAACTTGTCGGCCACCTTGACCTGCTTCTTGACGCGAGCGGCATCAAAGCCAACCTCCATATTTGAGACCAGCTCCATCGATTCCACGCCGCTGAGCGTGTCGCTCGGGTTGGGAAAGAACTTCGAGTGGTCGTCATTGACATAGGCAAACACGTTAGTGATTATCTTTTGAGCGACCGGAGCGAACGCCAAAAGCGATTCGCGGTCATAGACGACCTCGCGCCGCTGCGGCGAGCCATCGCGATTGATGGATCGTTTGATTTCGCCGAAGCGGACACCAGCGAACTCGCGGCCGTAGTGCTTCTCAGCCACAACCAGGTAGATGTAGCCCTGTAAGAGATATTTGTAATTCTCCTCTTCCTCGGGAGAATAAGCCCCGACCGTTTTATGGTCGTCGAGCCAAGCGCTGCCGTTTTCGTCCTCGTCAACCATGTCTATTTTGGCGACCATCGGAACGCCAGCGACCGACTCACGAAGCTTGACCTCGATATCGATGATTTTATGATACGAGGGAGCTTCCTCGAAATATTTATTAACCAAGGTGGTGTAATCCTTGATCATTTTTTCGCGGCTGCCAGTTTTGCCATAGTCAATTTCGTAGTCGCTGGTGAAGTTTATCTCCTCCAGCCCAGCCGAAACCGACGCTTGAATGTCAGCCCCTTTGTAATATTCCTCGAGCGCTTTATGAAACGCCGTGCCGACGATCGCAGCCGGCGATTTGGCGTTATCCCAAATACCAGCGACATAACGCTTGTGAAACTCTACCTGATTTCGCAAGAACGAAATGATGGCAGAATAACTAAGGTGATCAACTCTATTCGCCATCGACTGTTTCTCCCTCAATTACGTTATTTGAAGTTAGCTCCTCCTCGACATAAATGCCAGCGATATCGAAGCCGGCGCGGAGAGCGTTCGCCTCAGCACATTTCGTGAGCATGACGCGCGGCATAGTTTTCCAGTTACCGGTTGGCTTGCCCTCCTTATTGGTTTTGACGAACTCTTCATAAAACGCCTGATACCGCGTTATTTCGTGCGGCGTAGTCTCACCGGGGAAGCGACCGAATACAGGCACGGTGACGGATTCTGGCAATTTATTCTCTTGATCATACGTAATGATGGCCGCGCCGGTATGAGTGTACACGCCGCCGGCCCGCGCCATTTTGCGCAAGCCGTGGATTGAAACAATCGGCGTTAGCTCATCACGACAGCGAGACGAATCCCACATATAAACCGCGTAGATTTCTTTTTTGAATGGATTCAGCCCGTATTGATTGGCCACCGCCAGAAACAGTTTCAAATCCTCGATCGGCCTAGCCGCGCCGTTTTTGGTGAGGCCGAGAACGGAACGGTGTAGCGTCGCGAGCATTTTCTCTTTTGACAGCCGCGTGTTCTTATCGAAAAGGCCAGCAGCAAGAGGCACGATATCAGAGTAGAGATTCTTGCCTCTCTTCGCGACAGCTCGCTTGGCGTCTTTTTCTGGATCGACGGCAGGCTTAGTGGTTGATATTTCAGGTGTTGTCATATTTGGTAGTCCTTTCGTTTAATTGACTGTACTTTCAGTATAGCAAACACGAGCGATAAAGTCAACCCCATATTTTAATATTTTTTACCACGAAAAATCCCCGCTCGCAGTCGGGGACTTTCCGGATACTGTCATTTAAGGCCAGGCGCTGACCACGCTTCGGGCTAAACGATCGAACTACCAATTCTAAAGCTTTTACCCGAGGCAACTGTCAAGCGCCTGGTTCGCTCTAGGTAAGGGTGGGCATCACCTAGGGCGAACTTGACGCTCGACAACAATGATATCAGAATAGAGATAATTGCTCAACCTCTACTTTACCGAGCTTCGCGGTCAAAACGATGAGGCGACGCTCGTCGACATCGACGGTGCGGCTATTAAACTTGGCGGAATAAACCACCAGCAGATCAGACATTACTTTTTGAGCCAAACCGAGGTCAGCGACTGCGGCCTCCAGCTCTTCGTCGGCGGAGCGAACCGCTGGGCTTTCCGAAATGGCGATCGCCAGCTTGTCGCGAGCCGAGCGAACCTGAGACTTCAAGTCGTCAAGGTCTTGCTTTTCCTCGAGATCGCCAACCAGATCCTCGCGGTTTTCTTTCGCGGTGCGAAGTTTAAGCTTGGCGCGTAAAATATTCGAATGAGCCAGATAAATCGCGTTTTGAAACTCCTCGCGAGATTTTGGCTGGACATTGACTTCAGCTGGTTCGTCATCGGCCGGAACTTCAATGATATTCTCCTGCTTCGGCTGCTCTCGCCGGGCAAGTGCTTGGTCTAAAGTTTCAAGCGCCATTTTTGGTGTTCTCCTGTTGTTCGGCTTCGCGGCGAAGCTGAGCCTCTTTCATGTGCTTATTCATGGTGCGCCAGACCGCGCGAGATTTTGGCTTGAAAGCTTTATAAGCTTTTGCGAGCCGGCGGCGCTCGGCGCGGTTGCGCGGCTGCATTGGGTTCGGTTTGTCTTGCATTGGCAGTTCTCCGTTTAGTTTGATTTTTCAATTGTACAATGAGTCCAGTCAGAATTGCAAGTGTAACCAGCAGGCGGAACGCAGCCTTTTTCGCCGGCCATCTCATAAAACGGACACTGGCCGACTGTGCCGACGTACGATTCTGGATCGCCAGGCGTTACCGGCTTATTGGTGAACGGAATGTGCGCGCTTTGCTGCGGAGCGGGAGCTGGCGACGGTGCTGGGGCAGGAGCGGGAGCGGGAGAAGCCGGCTGAGGCTGAGCTACCGGTCGTCGTGTTTCAGTACCTCGACCACTATGCACACCTGGACGATTGCCAGCAGGAATAGCAGCAGACTGGTCAGTCTGTCCGGTTGTTTGCACCTCTGAGGGTGTCTGGTCGGACGTGTCCGACTTTTCCTCCTTTTTTACTTCTTCAGCCTTTGGATTTGATTCCGTGACAGCGCGAGGCTGCTCAGGAGCTTGACTGAACGCAAAAACAGCCACTCCCCCAGAAAATGTCACGGCGACTATGGCAGAAGCGATGACAACGCTACGCTTGGTTATTTTTGGTAATCTCATGGTGATTCCTTTCGTTTAATTTGATTATCAAGGGAGGCCGATGGCCGACTATAAGTCGGCGCATCGGGCATCGCTAAGCGTGGTGGTTGCAGTGCTGAAGTCGACTGCGGTGAAGTGAGCGCTGTAGCCATAAAGCTTGTTGCGAAGTATATCGTCAAGCTCCTCAGCAGCCAGAACGGTACGCCCATCGATGGTTGTCTTTCTAAGCTCGATGGTGATCACTTGGTTATGTTCGAGCATGAAGTCGGCCGTGTTAGCCATCATGATTAGAAGCCCGGCGACATCATCAGGGTTGTTGAAAGCTATCGCGTCGTGGTCGGTTTTGATAAAGTAGGTTGCTTGGTACATTTTTGGTAGTCCTTTCGTTTAATTGATTGTACTCTCAGTATAGCAAACACGAGCGATAAAGTCAACACTTTTCACGAAGATTATTCGACATTTTTATGGGGTTGTGAAAAACTCCCCACAATCAGAGGTCGGAACTGCCATCACGCTGCCGATTAATAAGCTCATTGACCGCGAACAGAGCATAGGCATCAGCGTAGTATATGCTCGATTGGCGACGAGCGGTGGCTTTTCGTGGAGATATCAGCGAAGCGATCCTCCAGACCAGCCGGTCGCGCCGGCAAGCATGAGCCAGCCGAGACTTGGCTATCATCAGTAACTCCTCGTCGGTTTTGTCTTTCAAGCCTTGCCAGCCCCGAACGGCTAGGACGCGGCCAACATTTTCAGTTTTTCTAAACAGCGGCATAATCCTCCTCGTAACATTCATCAAAGCCAGAGTAGCCGTAGTATTCGTTGTAGGCCATCATGGCATCTTCATCGATTAAGCCACCGCAGCATTCGCAGATGTAAAACGGGCAGCCGACCTCATAATTCATCGCACGAGCCGGCGACATCAGCAGAAACTCGCACAGACACTCGTGCGGCGGATTGACCGCCACTGGGGCGGGAGCTGGTAGGTCTAAATTTACAACATTAATCTTTGTCATTTTTGTCCTCAATTCTTAAATAGCCGATCAGGCGAACTTTACCAGGGCCAGTGTAGTTGTGGATTTCCATACAGTCGGTCGGGTGAAAATCCTCTGGAAGCCGATAGACACCGGCGTAATTTCCGGCCGAGCGGCCAAGCCCTATGAACCTCATCGGCTGCGGTCGCTGCACCGGCAAGGTGACCACGAAGCGGTCGCCCTCGGCGAGGGGGCGGACTACGCCATTAAACGCGTCCGCCACAACAATATTGTTCGTCACTAAAGCTCCTCTCCCAGCAGGCGGCGCTCAAGAGCGTCGGTCACTGTTCTGATGTCCTGGATTTTTTCAGCCACGTCCTCTTCCCATACTTCTTCGTCGCCACTTTCAATAGCCTCCAGAAGTTCCTCGTTGACGAGAGTGGTCAATTTTTCGTATAGCTCTTTTGAGCTTAGGTTCAGGAGTTGATATGATGAAAGCATTTTGGTAGTCCTTTCGTTTAATTGATTGTACTCTCAGTATAGCAAACACGAGCGATAAAGTCAACACTTTTCACGAAGATTATTCGACATTTTTATGGGGTTGTGAAAAACT